ACTATTACAAGCCCGTAGGAAGCGTTTTAGATGCAAGTGCAGGTAAAGATGTATTTTATAATAATTTTACGAATGTACAAAAATATAGATGCGAAATTACTGATGGAATAGATTTTTTTAAATGGAATAAGAAAGTAGATTGGATAATAACAAATCCGCCGTATAGTATATATGATTATTTTTTACAACATTGTTTTGAGATTGCTGATAATGTTGTTTTATTAGTGCCAATAGCCAAGGCATTTAAAAGTAACAAGGTACAAAAAATGGTAAATAATTATGGAGGGCTTAGAGAAATTGTATATATGGGCGGCGGGAATAAGCATGGATTTGCATTTGGTTTTCCGGTAGGATGCTTATACTATAAACGAGGATATACCGGAGATTGCAGAATTGTCACTAAAATTTCTACTTAATATATCATTAGAAATATTAAATAATATTGGTAATTTAAAAATGATACCTTGGTTAGAAAATCAAATAAAATGGTGCGAATAATAATTTAGAGGTTATATTATATGGAATTTTTTGAAACAAATATAAAAGAAAATATAGAAACTGAAAAACTACAAAGACAATCCCACACAATTTGGTGTGAGAAGCACAGACCAGTTACATTAGACACATTTATTGGTAACGAATTGGTAAAAGAGAAAGCTGCGGAATATATTTCTAAAAATGATTTGCCTCATTTACTATTTCACGGCAGGGCAGGAGGAGGAAAATGCTTAGATTTCGATGAATTTATTGAGATTGAAATCGATGTTTCAGAAGACGAGGAAGATTTTTTTAGAAAATTCGAGGTAAAGTGAAATTTTTCTATGTCACAATTGTCATAGTAAAACTTGCAATGTGAAAGATAGACAATATGTAATTGATATGTATATGAAAATTAATAAAAATATAATGGAAAATAATAATGATAAAAAAATATAGGTTGCCAATAGGTCATTTATTTACTTTTTTTAATATAAGCGATGAATATGAAATTCCAATTGCAATAAATAGATTTTTAACAATAAAAACTCCAGATGGATTTAAAAAGATAAACTTCCTCATAAAAAAGCAAGGTAATATATTTAAATATACTTTAGAAAATAAAATTGAATTATTATGCGATGAAAATCATTTAGTGAAAGATTCAGATAATAATTTTAGATTTATCAAGGATTGCGATATTATACAAACAGAAAATGGAAATAAAAAAGTAGTCAATTTTGAATTTATTAAATTCGGAGATGTATTTGATATAGCAATTGATGCTCCGCATGAATATCTAACTGCGTCTGGTATAATATGTCATAATACAACTCTTGCAAAAATTCTTGCAACAAATCTAAATTGTGATGTGAAATACATTAATGCATCCGATGAAAACTCCATAGATGATGTAAGAACTAAAGTTAAAGGATTTGCAAGTACGACTGGATTTAAAGAGTTAAAAATATTAATTCTTGACGAAGCTGATTATTTAACACCAAATGCCCAAGCCGCTTTAAGAAACTTGATGGAGACATTCAGTAGAGATACAAGATTTATCTTGACTTGTAATTATCCAGAAAAGATTATTGACCCAATTATATCAAGGTGTCAAGTATTTGAGTTAATTCCTCCATCGAAAAAGGAAATAGCGAAACATATTGCAACTATATTATCGAAAGAATCAGTTAAATTTGAACCAACTGACTTGAAATTTCTTATTGATGCTTATTATCCTGATATACGAAAGATGATAAATAATGCACAGATGCAAAGTATTGATGGTGTGTTGAAAGTAAATCAAAAATCAATTATAGATGCTGATTACAAATTGAAAATTCTTGAGATATTAAAAGATAAAGCAAAAGATAAAAAGTCTTCATTTAAAGAAATACGACAGATACTCGCAGACAATTCAATTTCCGATTTCACGGATGTATACAAATTATTATATGATGCAATAGACGACTTTGCATTGGGTAATATAGCACTTGTAATTTTAATATTATCAGAAATGGAATATAAATCAGCATTTGTAGTTGATAAAGAAATAAATTTTATGTCTGCCATTATACAAATTTTGGATAAAATAAAATGATAATAGAATTACTTATATTAATTATATTGTTATTTATTATTTTATTATTTGTATTAGCAGGAATACGATACCGAAAGACAATACAATTACTAACATATTCTAATACAGAATTAGATAAAGAAGTCAAATCACTAAAATATAATTATAATAATATATTAAAAATCTATAAAAAAACATTGAATAAAATAAAAATATTACAGAAAGATATAAAAAGAGGTGTAAAATGAAATATGAATATACCCAAACATATTTTAGTTTCAAAGATGATGGAACAAATCACAGTGAAAAATTAAACGAGTTTGGAAATCAAGAGTGGGAATTAATATCATCACTTAAAATTGATGACCATAATATAATGTATTTATTCAAAAGAGAAAAACAAACAAAAACTTTATTAAATGAAGAAAGGAAAATAATATGAGTAAAATTATTCCAGGAAATATAGGTGGTCAGGTACCTAATGAACAAGAACAAATGGCAGAACTTGCTAGATTAATAAGAAATGCAGAAGATGTGACCTGCGATGAATGTGGCGCAACAAATTTTATAAATATATATAAGATAAGGAAAATTTCAGGATTGATGTCGGGCAGTGGTAGAGATATGATTGTTCCTGTTCCAGTATATGCGTGTGCAGATTGTGGTCATGTCAATGAAAAGTTCTTAAAGAGCGTTGGTCTTGATAGAGACGAACCAGCAAAAGATAATACTTCGAAATCACCAATAGTACAGCCATAATATGCTATTTATTTGCGGATATTTTGATGTTGATGGTACAATGTATTATCATAAAAATAAAAATCAAAAACCGGGAATAAGAATTAATTTTATAGGTACAAAAGATTTTTAAATGAATTGCAAAATATATTAATTAAAGAATTACATATACAAAGAAAAAAACCGCATCAATCTGCTGGAAAAAATTATGTTTTAGCAATGGGAGGTTATAAAGAATCTAAAATATAATAAATTTAAAATGGGAATTTAAAATGGGAATTAAAAATGGCATTTTATGATTACAAATGCACGAAGTGCAATCATACAGAATTGGATGTTAAAAGACCAATTATAGAGAATGTATCAACGTTTGAATGTCCAAAATGCGGTGGTGAAATGAAGCAATTATATACTTTATTTGGATTTGAATTGAAGGGAGACAATTGGTTTAAAGATGGATATTCTGGACCAGCTCATGTTAAACAAAAAGAAAAGATAGATGATTTACATAGGTAAATAATGCCAAGAAAAAAGAAAATAGAACCTGCGTTTGATGAAGAAACAATAAAAAAAACTGCTCAAATAAAAACTAAAACTTTGTTTGACCATCTTCACCAAATTACAGAGGTACAAGATAATAAATATTTTGATAAGATAACTGATGCAGATAAGAAAACATTTTCTAATTATATGGTCAATAGATTTTTATCGATGAATGAAGATTGGACAGAAATTATTGCAGATTTGGACCCGCACACAACAGGCAGACAATTACGGTCGGAACTAACATATAAAATGTATATTGATATATTTCCAAAGTCACATGCGTTCTTAAAATATATTAAAGGAAACACAGCATCAAAATATACACTTGAGTTGGTACAATTAATTATGAATCATTATAAAGTATCAAAAAAAGAAGCGGTAGAATATTTACATATATTTTATTCAACAGAAAACAGACTACAAAAATTAAAAGATATAATTTTTATGTATGGTATAGAAGAAAAAGAAATTAAAAAGATGATGAAAATATAAATGTTATATTTTAATAAAAATGAGTTTTTTATTGAGCAAATGAGTAAAGATGTTGCAAATGAAATGATAATAAAATATCATTACAGTCATAAAGCAACATCAAATCGATATTCATTTGGTTTGTATCATAAAAATAATACTGAATTTATTGGATTTAAATTAGTTGGAACTATAATATATGGTTATCCAGTCGGAAGACGGGTTGGGACATCAATTTGTGATACCATCGGAAATAAAAATGTATTAGAATTAACACGATTATATATACATGATGAGTATGGTAAAAATATAGAATCACATTTTATTTCACAAACAATTAAAAAAATTAAAAAACTTGATGATAAAATAAAAATAATAATAAGTTATTCAGACCCAGAACAAAATCATCTTGGTATAATATATCAAGCTACGAATTTTTATTATCAAGGTAATAACACAATGTTGGTAGATGGAATTACTATAAAAGAAACATTAGAATCAGACTGGATGCATCCTCGGTCAGTTGTAGCCAAATTTGGCTCAGCAAATTTAAATATAATAAAAGAAAAACTCGGACACGATTTTTATATTAAAAATGTTGCAAAAAAACACAGATATATTTATATTATACCAAAAGGCAAAGAACGAATAAATATACTGAAAACCTTAAAGCATAAGATTTTACCGTACCCTAAAAAAAATGAATATACTGAAAATATACAACTAATTAAAATATAAAGGAACAAATTATGTATGATAACTTTCCAAATATAGATAAAGAAATTAAAGACTTTCTATCTGTACCAGAGCAATATGATATTGCAAAGCAAACTGCATTAAATATAATGGTCAAGGCAAGTGTAAATAACAAACCAGAATTTGCTAATGATTTAGATAGTACCATTGGTATTATTTGTTCATTACATTTATTACATGGTTTATCATTTGATGAAATAGAGAAAGACGCTCAATATATTATGTTGAGCGAACCAGACATTCCAAATTTTTAGGAGGAACACATATGGAATTTTATTTAAATAATGGTGTGGAAATACAATTAGCACCAGACATTTCTAAAAATGTTGTAGTAATAAATAATACAGAATTTTGGCATAAAAATGTACATTATACTGTAATACCACGAGAATTCAACATTAATGATGTATATTTCATGTTTGCTGAAATAGTTAGAAGTAGTCCTAATAAAAAGATTTTTATTCATCATTTTGAACCGTTAGCACATGACAATTATGTAATGTATTTTGCGGTGGAGAAATAATATGACTATAAAATATAGAATAAAAGAAGTTGAATATAATAATAAAAAAGTTGTATTTATACCGCAATATTATAGGCATAGTATTTTTAGATTTAATAAATGGACTGATATTGATACTTTTGATGCAAGTATAAGTATAGAGCAGGCTAAAAAGATAATTATTGATTTTGATGAAATATTAAATCCGCCAATAAAAATTAATGAAAAAATACATGATATAGAAATATAATAAAAGAATAATGATATATGAGGAATTGAAAGTATCAAAGGATTTAAATTAAAAACGGAGATATTAAAATGATAAAATATATTGCAAAACCTAATGATTGGTTCAAAGAAAGAACTGAATTTACATTGGTAGATGATTTTATAACTGGACATAAAGAAGAAAATGAAGTCATGATGAATGAAATATGTCAGTTTAGTGAATTTGTTGAGGTAATAATATGATAGAGAGGAAATATAGATACGTTTGTGATTTCACAGGCAAAAAATCATTTGATAAAAGTGAATTTTTAACACTAACATTGTACGCAGGCAGAGAATTCGATGGATGTCATCAATACGAAGATGTGTATGAAACATATCATATTCATAAGTCAGCAATACCTGATGTAATTGGTAGTGAAAACGACTTACCAAAAGAAGGAGAATATAATAAACAGAAAGAATTGGTTTCTATATTAAGATTAAAACATTTAAAATACCTTGCAAACTCGGATAAATAAAAATGAAAATCGAGGATTTTTCATTTAATTAAATGTAATATAAAAAGAGAAATTGCATATAAGTGTTAAAATAAAAAATGAAATAAAAAAAATCTTAAAATAATGTTCCATTTCTATATAAAAAGCATTTAATTTATTATTTTTTCATATTTATTTGTATAAAAAGTACTAAAATTAACGAGGTTATTAATGTCTAAGAAAATAGTATCGTATTCACAAATAATGATGTATCATAATTGTCCTCATCAATGGTATTTATCTTATGTTAAACAGGTGTCATCAAAGGAATCAAACATATACCTTATTTTTGGGTCATCTTTACATACCGTATTACAATTATATTTATATATCGTATATAATGGTACAATCTTAGAAGCAGATAAAATGGATTTAGAAAAAATGCTTCTTGATGAATTGAAAAAAGAATTTAGTAGAGCTAAAGAAAAATCTGGCGTTAATCCATCAACTAAAGAACAATTAATGGAATTTTATTTTGATGGTATTGAGATATTAAGATGGTTTAAGAAACATAAAAGTGATTATTTTGGCAAAAAAGGATATAAACTTATTGGCTATGAAATTCCAGTTGATGTTCCATTAAATGAAAACATTACTTTTAAAGGATTTATAGATATAGCATTAAAAGATACTATTGGAAATAGAATTCTAATAAAAGATTTTAAGACATCCACACAAGGATGGAATCAATATCAGAAGAAAGATGAAAATAAAATCCAGCAGATGGTTTTATATAAGAAAATGTATTCTGAAAAATATAATGTTGATATTGATAGTATAGATATAGAATATATAATACTTAAAAGAAAGTTGTATGAAAATACAGACTATCCACAAAAAAGAATACAAAAGTTCAGTCCACCTTCAGGACGAGTGACAATGAATAAAGTTATGAATAATTTAAATGAATTTATTAACAATTGTTTTACTAAGGATGGTGAATATGTAGACAAGCAATACTACAAAAATGCAAGTGATAAAGTATGTAGATTTTGTGAATTTAACAAAAATGAAACTTTATGTGATAAAAAAAATTGATGTGTATATTGTAAAGAATAATTAAAAATATGGAGAAAAAATATGTCTAAATACTTAAAAATATCTAATGGTTGGAATGCAGAAACTGAAACGACACCAAATTCAACTCCCACGCTTGCATCAAATGACTTGCCTGAAATCGTGGAGAGGGTAGAAAATGATTTATACTTTTATTCAGAAGTATATCGGGATAGTGTTTTAAAATTAAATAAAGAATTGGCTGTTCTAAACAATGACCTTTTATACAGAGGCATTGTAACAAAGAATCAGACGGCAGATATTTTCCTATATATACAGAGTTATGGAGGCAGCATTTTTTCAGGACTTTCAGCAATGGATATGATACTCAAATCTAATGTAAAGATAAATACAGTTGTAGATGGGTGTGCAGCATCTGCAGCAACATTAATGTCAGTCGTTGGTCATAATCGATACATTAAAGAGCATTCGTATATTTTGATACATCAATTATCATCAATGTTCTGGGGAAACTACGAACAGCTAAAGGATGATATGCAAAATAACGATGCATTTATGACAATGATAAAACAAATTTATAAGGAAAAAACAAAAATACCAATGAAAAAATTGAACGAAATATTAAAGCACGATTTATGGTTTACTCCAAAAGAAGCACTTGCATACGGATTGGTGGATGACATCATATAAAATATATGCGAGAATTAAATGAAGTATATAATATACAAACTCCTCATGATAAGGAAGAATTGAAACAAAGTGGAATTTATATAATAAAAAATTTAATAAATAATAAAATTTATGTTGGAAGTACATGTGTTACCTTTTTGAACAGAATTTATAATCACACATTGGATTTAAATAGAAATAAACATTGTAATAAATATTTACAAAGAGCTTGGAATAAATATGGAAATGATAATTTTGTATTTGAGATTTTAGAAATATGTTATCCAGATAAAATTTTTACCTTAAAAAAAGAGCAAAAATATTTAGATATTTTACATCCTGAATATAATATATGTAAGATTGCTAAGTCTGTTAAGGGTAGGAAAATGTCTAATATAAATAAAGAATTAGTACGAATGAGAATGACTGGAGAAAATAATCATAACTATGATTTTACTAAATATATATTTTATCATTTAAAAAAGGGATTAAGGATAGAAACACAAAGGGAATTTTACAACTATAGTAAATGTAATTATGCAAATATAAACCAAATGGTTCATAATGGTAAAACAATATCAACAAAGGGTTGGTTTTGTATGGGCATATTTACAGACGCATTTAATATTAACAAAAATAATTTAAAAAAATTATATAAAGAAAAATTAAAATATCAAAAAAATAAGCAAATAAGATATAATAGAGAGATATTTCATTTTATAAATATCCCAACCGGTGAAAAATTTAATGGTACCAGATATGAATTTGCAGAGAAATATAATTTAAAATTAAAGTCCATTAGGAAAATAACTACTGAACGTGGTCTTCCAAATTCAAGAAACTCTTTATATGGATGGGATTGTAATAATAGATATAGAAATTTAAATAATGATATATAACGGAGAAATTAAGTGATTAAAAAAATAATGAGATTGAAACTAACTGATTTTATGAATACAGAAATCGAAGATATTGTGATTCATTTTTTATATATGATGAAAGAAACAACGCCAACATTTATGGTGCATTGTTGGTATGAGAATGTAGATGTAAGGCAAGAAGATTTATCTAAATTTAAGACAAAATATTCTGAATATTTAGATAAAATTGAAATGTCATTTTATTCACTTAATTCTCATGAGCACGCAGTATGGTATGATATTATTAATATAAAAGATGAATCATTACTATCTCATTATAAGTTCAGGTCAACATATAAAAATCCAGATGATATAATAAGTTGCATTTTGGAATTTAATAGTGTCATCAAATTTGATACACAAAAAAATATAGGTTACAATAAACATGGATATAACAAAGATAACAAAGATGCCAAAGATAGCGATAACAGGTTCAAGAAAGTGGGAAGACAGACTGAAACTTAAAGATACGATTTTTAAATTAAAAAATAAGTATAAGTCTGATTTAACCATCATATCAGGAGGAACGGCAGAAGGCGTAGATTCATTGGTTAAGAAATTTAGTTTGGAATTTGATTTAGATTACGCTGAAGCCAGACCTAATCATTTTGATTGGTCTCCGTATTGTATTGAGCCAGCTTATATGTATAATAAGAATTTTAAGGCGAATAATTATTATATTCGTAATACAAAATTAGTAAATGAAGCAGACGCAGTACTTTTGTTTATAACAAAAGACGATGTTTCGCCTGTAATGAAAAATATTGTTCAGCAATGCGATAAAAAATGTAAAAAACTAATTATTATTACCGAATAACAATGTTTTTTTATATTTTTTTTATATTTATCCATATAAAATTGTTTATACTTAAAGGAAATAAGTTATGGTACACGACACAAAAGAAGCAGAAGATTTGTTTGAATCAAATAACACTATTAAATTATTAAACGATAAAATAGTAGAATTGAATAGCATAATAGCATTAAAAAATGAAGATAAAATTTCATCCAAAGATATAAAAAAATTGGTAAAATTATCAACGGATGAAATTAATTTAGAAGCATTTACAACTGGAGGAGATATATTCACACGAGTGATAGTATCAAAACATGCTGATAGCGATTATGTAAATATAACATTCATTCCCAATGAAGGTAAAGTTTTAAGAATTTATATGACAGAAAAATCTTACTTGAAATTTAATGAAGTTATAAATGTTTTTAAACTCAAATCAATAAACACAAAACAATTAGAGGAAAATTAAAATGGAGAATAAAAAAACTTTATTTGAAATTATTATTGATATATTAGAGCAACATAAAGATGCGAATTTATCATCAGCAGAAGCAAAACAAATAATTGCAGATGATATATGTAATACATATTATGATGAAATCTATACTGAAAATATAAACCATGAAAATTTTGATTTACAATAAATTAATGAAAAAATAAATTAGAGGTTTACATGAACGATATAAATATAACAGTTACACCAGGTCCTACGGTTTTTAATACTGATAACCAAGCAATGCATAAATATTTAACAATAGGAGTAAAATATTCTCAAAATATTGATAATGATATTGACAATGATATTGACATCGATTCAAGTAATTACAATTTAATAGAAGAAATGATGCTGCGTATAAAAACTGAAATTCTAAAAATAAAAAAAAATAAATTAGAATCATTGGATGATAAAAATTCCCAAAATGAATTTGACACAAGCATAATTTCATTGACTGATAATTTCTTTGAGTATTTAAAAAATAATGATACGAAGATACAAGCTATTAGGGTTTCATTAAATGATTATGACCAAGACCATAAAGAGCAAAAGTTACGAACACTCAAAACAAAAATGATGGTTATAACAGCAGACGAACAATCAATGAAAGATACATTTGATACAATAGTAAAACAATTATATTATGAATTTGGAGATACAGTAATTGATTTATATTCAGTTATATTAACCCCAAAAATGTATAAAATTATAAACACTATTCCAGTAGAATATCGTGGAGTATTGATACGAGTTAAAAAATAAGGAGATATATTATGAGATATATTATGTCGTTAGATATAAATGAGAACAAAGAAAAGGCAATTAAAGAATTAGAATTGATTGCTAAAAAAATTAAAAAAAGAATGTCCTTGCTTGATAACTCAGAAACAATTACAAACAATTCCTCTTTCATAGAATTGTCAAAAGAATATAGAGGCATTAAAGAAACAATCATTAGAATAATACAAATGTAAGGAAAATATATGGATAAATTTAGAGAATCAACATATTTGCCAAAAAATCAGAGAAAGAAAATACTCTTGTTATCTGATGATTTAAGAATGTCCTCTGGCGTTGGAACAATGTCAAAGGAGATAGTTTTACAGACTTGCCAAACTTTTAATTGGTTTCAAGTTGGTGCAGCAATTAATCATCCAGAAGCTGGAAGACTTGCCGATTTAAGTATAGATGCATCAAAAGAAACTGGTGTTCCTGACCCAGATATAAAAGTATTGCCTTATAATGGATATGGCGATGAAATGTTAATTAGACAAATAATGCAACATGAAAAGATTGATGCTATAATGGCATATACAGACCCCAGATTTTTTATATGGCTTTTTCAAATGGAACATGAAATTAGACAAACTATACCTATATTATATTATAATATATGGGACAATTTACCATATCCATTATATAATAGACCATATTATCAATCATGTGACGCATTATTTGCAATATCAAAACAAACATTAAATATAAATAAAGTAATATTAGGAGATAATAATTACGATATAATTTGATTTTTTTTATATATAAATACAAAATTTTTGTAATACAAATGGACTTAATATGCCCAAACGGATTGTAATAAAAATAATAGAAATAATAAACCGGAGTAAAAATGGATAAGAAGATATTAATGTATATACCACATGGAATTGATAGCAAGAAATTTTTCCCTATTGATGATACTATGCCAGAAGAAGTTGAACGATTAAAAAAAGTTAAATCATTAATTTTTAAAGATATGGAACCTCAATTTGTTATTTTATTTAACAATAGAAATATCAGAAGAAAACAAACAAGTAATATCATATTAGCTTTTGTTGAATTACTTAAATTATTGCCTAAAGAAGGGGCAGATAAAACAGTCTTATTATTACATACGCAACCAGTTGACCCTAATGGTACAGATTTACCAGCAGTAGTTGAAACACTTGCGCCAGGTAAAAATATATTCTTTTCTGGTGGTAAAGTTGATTACAAAGATTTAAATTGTTTATATAATATAGCAGATGTTACTATCAATATGGCAAACGCCGAAGGGTTTGGATTATCAACAGCAGAATCAATAATGGCTGGCACCCCAATTATAGCAACCGTAACTGGTGGTTTACAAGACCAAATGAGATTTTTAGATGAAAACGGAAAACCAGTAGTATTCTCAAAAGAGTGGGGAAGCAATTCTGATGGTCGTGTAAAAGGTACACATGGTGAATGGGCGTTCCCATTATTTCCTACAGCACGTTCCCTCACGGGTTCAGTTCCTACTCCTTATATTTTTGATGATTTTTCTTCATGGGAAGAAGCCGCCATTATATTAAAAGAGATATACGATTTAGGTAGAGAAGAACGTAAACGTAGAGGAGCAGAAGGAAGGAAATGGATGTTTACAGATGAATCCGGAATGGAAGCTATGACTATGGGCAAGAGATTTATACAAGGTATAAATAAGACACTTGATAATTGGACACCAAAAGCAAAGTATAATATATATAAAATATAAGATAGTTTTTTTGAGTTTTTTTGAATTTTTGTATATTTATATAATATATAAAAAGGAAATATATAATGGAAAATAGAAAAACACTCACTATAAATTCAAATGTATATGATAAATTTAAAATTATATGTGATAAAAATAATTTTAAAATATCAAAACATGCAGAGAAAATATTATTGGAATATATAGAAAGAATGGAGAAAAATATTGAAACACACAAATAATAAACTAACAAAGTATTTTAGATGAAGCGAGTCATTATGATATAAAAGTCACTTTAAAAGAAAAAGATAAGATTCAGCAAAAACAAATATTTAATGAATTAAAATGCAAATTTTTTAGAATAAAAGAAAATAATTTTTCAATATATGAAATAAAGGAGTAATGATGGCTAAACCACTATTATTAGCAATTTGTCCAATCGCCTCGGTTTCTGGTTACGGCGCTCACTCAAGAGATTTAGTTAAATGTCTTATAAATATGAATAAGTATGATATAAAAATATTACCACTTAGGTGGGGGAATACCAGTTTAAACGCATTAGAACCAGGCAAAGACGATGATATTATAAGTAGAATATTACTAAATCCACAGTTACAAAAACAACCAGAAATTGTATTTCAAGTAACTGTACCAAACGAATTCAATCCAATTGGTCAATATAATATTGGAGTTACAGCAGGCATTGAAACCACAATTGCTCCAGCGTCGTGGATTGAAGGCATGAATAGAATGAATATTAATATTGTTCCCTCACAATTTTCTAAAAAAATATTTATTGATTCCACATATACAAAAAATGAACAGCACACAAATAAACCAATTGGCCAATTAAAACTTGAAAGAGATGTTGATGTTATATTTGAAGGATGCGATACAAGTATTTACAAACGAATTCAAGAAAATGAAATAAGTGAAAAGGTTAAAGATAAATTGTCATTTATACAAGAAGATTGGGCATTTTTAATGGTTGGTCATTGGTTGCAAGGTATAATTGGGCAAGACAGAAAAGATATTGGTATGACAATAAAAGTATTCTTAGAAGCATTTAAGAACAGACCTAATCCACCAGCATTGATAGCGAAGATAAGTTCAGCAACATTTTCAGTTTTAGATAGAGACGAAATGTTAAAAAGAATACACGAGATAAAGAATTCAATTACAGACGCTAAAACTTTACCTAATGTTTATTTGCTTCACGGTCAATTATCTGATGTGGAAATGAATGAATTGTATAATCATCCAAAAGTTAAAGCAATGATAACACTTACTAAAGGTGAAGGATTTGGAAGACCGCTATTAGAGTTCTCCATGTGTGGAAAACCAATTATAGCATCAGCATGGTCAGGGCATATGGATTTCTTAGATAAAGATTTGACTATACTTTTACCAGGAAAGATTGAAAAAGTTCATGAATCAACAGTTAATGATTTTATATTAAAAGAAGCACAGTGGTTTACAGCCGATTACAATGTTGCTGCAGGTGCAATGCTTAAAGTATTTTCTGATTATAATAAATTTGCGTCTAATGCAAAGAAAATGTCATACTATAATAAAAATACGTATAGTTTAGAAATGATGCAAAAGAAATTGAACTGGTTTTTCGAAAAGAATGTACCAGAATTTCCAGAAGAAATGGAATTAAAACTTCCACCATCTGTAAACAAATTAAAAACAATTAATTTACCCAAATTAAAAAAAGTAGGAGATAAATAAAATGGAAAAAGAAATAAAAGCAATCGCAGATTATAATGAATTCATGGATTCATTAGGCAAAAATACAGAAAACGATAATCTTGATAAAAAAATGAAAAAGGTTGGTAAAGTAAAATTAGAATCAGACTATAGATTTATTAAAAGATATGGTCAAATAAAATTATATTTAATTAAATATAAATTGGCAAGATATATTAAAAAACAAAAAAAATATTCAAAACTATTAATAAAATATGAAACTTTTCATAAAAATTTATCACTTGCAATAGCCGCAGGATTTTCTAATATAGGAAAGCATCAAAAACATTTAAAAACATTAACAGAAAAAGTATCAAAAATAAATGAGGAAAAAAATGGAAATAACTGATATTAAAGTATCATACACTATTTTAACTCATAATGAAACTACTTCATTAAAGAAGTTATTAGAAAGTATAAATAAGCATAAAACAATGTGGGATGAAGTAATCATCGCAGATGATTATTCTGATAACCTTGAAACTATAAAGATTTTAAGTTGGGCACAAGATGAATTAGGATTTAAAGTATTCCGTAATAAATTAAATGGAGATTTTGCACAGCAAAAGAATTTTGCAGCGAGTCATTGTACAAATGATTATATTTTTAATATAGATGCGGATGAAATAATGCCTGATTTTTTCATGGAACATTTTAAAGAAATACTTTTCTTAAATTCAGAAGTAGAAATGTATAGATTACCAAGAATAAATATCGTGGATGGAATTACATTAAAACATATAGAACAATGGAGATGGCAAATAACACATCTTCCAACTGAAATCGATGAACGAAAAATAATACCCGGTTCAGATGAATATAATTTATTAAAAGCATACAATCTTATATTAGATGAAAATGATGGCAATGTTAAATTTTTAAAACCCCTTATTAATGCACCGGACTATCAAGGCAGAATCTATAAAAAAGCAGACGATATACAGTGGACTGGCGAAGTTCATGAAAGATTAACAGGATTTAAGAAATTCTCAAATTTTCCGTTCGAAATAAATTATTCCATTATACATAATAAACAAATATCAAAACAAGAATTGCAAAACTCAATGTACAATGAAATAATAAAAGGAAAAATGTAAGGAAAATACAATGAAAAATCAAAATGTATTGACTACATAGCAAATTGAATATGTTCCGGATGAAATTCTTTTTAATTTTATATCAAAAAGTTTACCAGAAATTAAAGTTATACAAATGAAGCTTCCAATCGAGGTTGATGTAAATGGTACTGATATGTATGTATCAAAAGCACAAATTATAGGCAGTGAAAGTGATGACGAACAAGTAATCGCAGACCGATGCTTAAAATTTTTAATACAAGAAATAAATAAAACCGGTCATAAAAAAATAGGTATATATAAGTTATTAAAAAATCCCGGCATTGAATTGTCCAAATCAACAGAAATTATTTTACAATATGCATTTCCACAATCAATGAAAATTCAAGATGTTGAAGATGAATATATACCAAAATTTACAAAAGATATAAAACCGTTTAAATATAATCAAGGCAATATATTAAAGAATACAGTAGGTGAATAATGAATAAATTAAAAATTATTAAAGAACTTAGTGCTGATTATTCATACCAAACT